ACTATCTGGAGAGGGTCAGCAGGATCCGTTGATCAAGCTCAAGGAGTCAGAACTTCAGATCAAGGCGCAATCTGAACAGAATGATGCCCAGTTGGATGCTCAAAAGCTTAATTTAGATACTCAAGCCCTACAAGCTCGAAAGAGTCAGTTCCAGCAAAGGCTGTCTTCACAAGAATCTCAAACTGCTGCTAGAATACAATCAGCAATGGATAGGGAGATACTCAAGCAAAGGTCACGATAATGGAAAATTTCATGGATTTTTGGCCGATTATTTCTGGCCTTATAGCTGTGGCAGCCATCGGAATAGCTTTTCGTGCTGAGATTACAGTTAGAGTAAAAAGCTTAGAAGAAAAGGTTAAAACTCTTTTTGATATGATAAACAGAATGAAATAGGAGAATAATTATGTTTGGTTCAGCACTTAGGGCAGCGATTCCACAAATGTTAGCTAGTGGACAATTCAAGAAGGTTGAAGGTGCGGATAACAATGCCGTTGTCGAAGGTCCTCCGGTAAATATTAGAGGAATGTCTGTCGGGCCTATGCAAGGCTCTGGAGTAGCCGTTGCCGCTCCAGTAGGGTCTCCGGCTACTACAAACTCTGGTGGATTTTTTTCAGGGGTAGGGTTAATGTCTTTATTAAATGATCCCAATGTTCGTGCGCAGCTTAATTTAGGATCATCACCTTCGGCACAAGAGCCGTCTCCCGTCACAGCTTCGGAACCCGCGCAACCAACGTTTCAAGAATTATACATGTCTAGCCCAGAGTATATGAATGGTCTTTCAAGTTTTCGCCAAAGATTATCGCCATCTTCCAGTACTCCGCAACAAAATTATTTAGACCTTTATAATCAGATGGCACTTAACACAAAAAACATTAATCCATTTAGGAGACCCGAATGAAAGTAAAATACATGGGTTCTGCCCCATCTAATCCACAAAAAGCTGTGGCTTATGCAGACATTAAAGACCAAGGCCGTATTCCTTACGGAAAAACAGCAGAAGCTCCGAGGGCCGGGGACACTGTAAAGCGTATGAAAATGCGTGGAACTGGCGCGGCTATCAAAGGTACAAAATTTAACGGTTGTTAATCTTCCTAATTGGAGGTTTTATGTTTTCAAATATGTTACACAAAATCCTAGTTGCGTTGTTTTTGGTAGGTACAGCATTACAAGATACAATTGTTTGGGTTTGGACTAAATTTAAACAACTACTAACGTGGGCAGTGTCTAAGTTTGTTAACGTGTGTAGGTGTGATAAATAAGGAGGTCATATGGCTATATTAAGCGCACTCATTGGCCCAATTACTGGTATTTTAGATAAATTCATTGAAGACAAAGACCAGAAGGTACTGTTAGCCCATGAAATTTCGACGATGGCAGACAACCACGCGCAACAGTTGGCCTTGGCCCAAGTCGAAGTCAACAAGGCTGAAGCAGCTAGTGATTCAGTATGGAAAGGTGGCTGGAGACCTTTCGTGGGTTGGGTTTGCGGGTCTGCCTTTGCTTATCATTTTGTTCTCCAGCCTTTGGCTATTTTTGTCATCGCTGTCTACGGTATGGAAGTACCTAGTCTCCCAGTGTTTGAAATGGGTCAGTTAATGACTGTGCTTATGGGTATGCTGGGTCTTGGTGGTTTGCGTAGTTTTGAGAAAACTAAAGGAGTCGCTAAGTAATGGCTAAACCTAAACTAAGTATAGAAGACCGTGCGCTTAAGTTACGCTTGAAGAAAAAGACTAGCGACGGAAGTTCTATTATGTCTCGGCCACGTAGTAAACACGACAAAAGAAATTTTAAAAAGTATAGAGGTCAAGGCCGGTGAGTTTTAAGTTATCTGAAAGAAGTTTAGATAGATTAAAAGGTGTTGATCAAAAACTTATTGACGTAGTAAAAAGAGCGATAGACCTAACGGAAATAGATTTTGGTGTGACGGAAGGGTTAAGAACGCTGTCCCGACAACAAGAATTAGTTGAAAAAGGTGCTAGTCAAACCTTAAAGAGTAAACACTTAGGCGGTAGGGCTGTTGATTTAGTAGCCTATATAGGGTCTAGGGTTAGCTGGGAGTTAGCTGTTTACGATGACATAGCCGAAGCGGTTAGACAAGCCGCAAACGAACTAGACGTTACCATTCGTTGGGGAGCAGCCTGGCATAAAAACTTAACGGATACCAAAATGTCCGCTGAAGATTTAATGAATGAATACATAGATCTCCGTCGTTCACAAAGCAGACGACCCTTTATTGATGCGCCGCATTTTGAACTTGCATAAAAAATAGCTTTTTTCGTATAAGATATGATAAGATAATCTACGATATTATTAGACAATATGCGAGGAGCAATGGATGAAATATATGTAGCGGAGGCAGTATTTAGGATTGTTAGAGAGCGACGTTCGACTATTGTGGATGTATTGCAGTACGGTAACGTTAAATCAATGGAGCAATACCGTGAACTTATGGGAAGTATAGACTCCCTAAATCATGTGGAACAGGAACTCAAGAGCCTGCTAGAAAAACAGGAGCAACAAGATGACTGAAGAAATAAAGCAAGAAGAAAAACCAAATTTGGCTGAAGCCTATGTGGATAAGCCTGTTTTAAATCCAGAATTAATTAGCGGTTCGTTATTAGAACGGCTACCTCAACCAACAGGTTGGCGCGTATTAATTCTTCCTTATAAGGGTAAAGCTAAAACAGAAAGCGGTATTTTTTTACCGGATGAAGTTCAGGACAAAAAACAAATTTCAACGCAGGTTGGGTATGTTTTGAAATTAGGTCCGTTAGCTTATAAAGATCAGAGTAAATTTCCATCAGGAGCTTGGTGCGAGGAAAAACAGTGGGTAATGTTTGCTCGTTATGCTGGCTCTCGTTTTCAGATTGATGGAGGAGAAGTAAGGATTCTTAATGATGATGAGATCCTTGCATCTATTCTTGATCCAGAAGATATTCACCACTTATAAAGGATAAACAATGGCCGAAGAAGAAAACAGTTATGACACCGATAACGAACCGGATACAGAAGTAGAGGTTCTTGACACAGAAGACTCTGCAACAAACGGCGCGTTACAGGCAGATAACGAAGATAACGAAGACGATCAGTTTAAAAAAGCGGAGTCCTCCACTCAAAAACGAATAGATCGTTTGACAAAAAAAATGCGGGAGGCTGAACGCCGAGAACAAGAAGCTGTTAATTATGCTCGAAATGTTCAAACTGAGGCCGAACAGATAAAAAGCCGCATGCAAAACTTAGATAACAGTTATGTTTCTGAGTTTACTACTCGTGTTGGCGCTCAGATGGATCAAGCGGAAAACGACCTTTCTCGTGCGATGGAGATGGGCGATACCAAATCTGCAGTAGAAGCACAACGTAGAGTGACTACTTTAGCCATACAGGCTGATAGAGCTGAACAAGCAAAAGCTCAACAGGCTCAACAACACGCTCAACAACAAGCTCAACAAGCTCAACAACAAGCCTACGCTAATCGTCCGCAAGCCGCTCCGGCTAGGAGACCAGACCCTAAAGCGGAGCAATGGGCCACAAAAAACAAGTGGTTTGGCGATGATCAAGCCATGACTTATGCGGTTTTTGGGTTACATAAAAAACTAATTGAAGATGAAAGGTTTGACCCGCAAAGTGATGAGTACTATACTGAACTGGATAGACGGATGGCGGAAGAGTTTCCGCTTAAGATTAAAAGCCAAAGCAAAAGACCAGCCCAGACGGTTGCTTCGGCCTCTAGAACAGTCTCTGGGCGCAGTGGGAGAAAGGTTCGTCTCACCCCGAGCCAAGTCGCAATAGCGAAAAAACTGGGTGTGCCACTTGAAGAATACGCGAAATACGTGAAGGAGTAATAAAGATGAGTGAAGAAAATGAAGTCGATAGATCCCCTCGCGCAACAAAAACTAGGGAGAAACAAGCCGTGCGTAAACCTTGGGCTCCCCCCTCTGTATTAGATGCACCGCCTGCACCGGACGGTTATACGCATCGTTGGCTCCGAGCGGAAACGCGAGGATTTGACGATACTAAAAACGTCAGTTCAAAAATAAGGGAAGGTTGGGAATTGGTCCGAAAAGACGAATATCCTGATTTTGAAGGTCCCGTTGTTGAATCAGGTAAGTATTCAGGTGTTTTTGGACAGGGTGGATTAATTCTCGCTCGTATGCCATTGGAAACTGTCGCAGAACGTACTGATCACTTCAGAAGACGAAGTAAAGATCAAATGGATGCGGTAGACCACGACATGATGCGTGAGAATTCACACTCAACCATGACGATCAGTAAACCTGACCGTCAATCTCGTGTAACTTTTGGTGGTCCTAAAAAATAAAATAGGACTACTCTTTTAGGAGAAAAAATATCATGGCAAATGCAACAACAGCCTATGGTCTTCGTCCTATTGGGCTCGTTGGAAGCGGTGCAAACTCAACAGGTGTAACCGAGTATGAGATTGCTTCTGACAACACTGATGCTATTTACCAGTACTCTATCTGCGTTCCTCTAGCAGCGGGTGTTATTGGTCAAGCTGGTGCCACAAATGGTGGAACCACACAAGCATTAGGTGTCCTAATGGGCGTTCAGTACCAAGACTCTGTACAGAAAAAACCTGTATGGATTAACTACTGGCCTGGTTCAGGCTCTGTAAGCGTAGACACTAACTATGCAGTTAAAGCCTTCGTAGCAGATAACCCTAACCAGCTATTTAAAGTGGCTTCCGATGCTTCATTGACAGATCGTGCAACTGCACTGTCTGCCGTGTTTGCAAATGCGTCACTTGGAACCTCTGCACGAACTGGAAGCACCGATACAGGTAATTCTAATAGTGCTTTAGGCGTTTCTACTATTGCAAGTACTGCGACACTACCACTTAGGGTTGTCGGTATTATGGATGATGAGGCTAACAGCGATTTTGCTTCGGCCGGTATTCCGCTTATAGTTAGATTAAACGCACATTTCAATGCCGGAACCCGTAGGTTTGATTCACAAACCACTGCGGATTCTACCGGCCTTTAAGGAGGGTTAAATAATGGCTATTTCTCGCGCACAACTGGCGAAAGAGCTAGAACCCGGCCTTAATGCCTTGTTCGGGCTTGAATACAACCGTTACGAAAATGAGCATGCTGAAATTTTTGAGGAAGAGTCTTCGGACAGAGCCTTTGAAGAAGAAGTAATGCTTGCTGGTTTTTCAACAGCACCGGTCAAAGGCGAAGGAACTTCCATCAGCTTTGACGATGCTCAGGAAACATTTACAGCTCGTTACACACACCAAACCATCGCGCTTGCATTCTCGATTACAGAAGAGGCTATCGAAGATAACCTTTATGATCGGCTTGCTTCTCGATACACCAAGGCTCTTGCACGTTCAATGGCCCAGACAAAGCAAATCAAGGCAGCTTCTATTTTGAACAATGCGTTCAATACGAGCAACCCTGTAGGTGACGGTGCAGCTCTTTGCTCATCCTCTCATCCAAGCCTTTCTGGTAACCAGCGTAACGTGTTGTCAGTTGCTGCTGATCTCAACGAAACTTCGCTTGAGCAGATGCTTATTGACATTGCGGGTCTTACTGATGAGCGTGGTCTAAAGATTGCGGTTCGTGGCACAAAGTTGATTATCCCTAAAGAACTGCAATTCATCGCAGAGCGGGTTATTAACTCTAATCTACGTCCTGGAACTGCGGACAACGACCTTAATGCAACAAAGAGCATGGGAATGCTTCCTGAAGGAGCGGTAGTAAACCACTTCCTAACGGACACCGATGCTTTCTTCATTAAGACTGACGCACCTAACGGCTTCAAGTACTTCAACCGTTCGCCTATTAAAACGGCAATGGAAGGGGACTTTGATACCGGTAACATGCGATTCAAAGCACGAGAGCGTTACAGCTTTGGTGTCTCTGACTGGCGTGCTGTTTTCGGCACAGCAGGTGCATAACCTCTTGTAAAATAAGACAAAATTTTATTTTGTGAGATAAGGGAAGGGATGGGTAAAACTATCCCTTTCTTTTTGTGCTTTTTTTTTGTATTCTATACATAACCTGACAGTTGCAATGGTGCAACTGACATTAGCCACGACAGGAGATTATTATGGCGACCACTACTTTTTCCGGACCAATTAAGGCTGGAACAATTAAAAACACAACAGGAACCACTCTTGGTTCTGACGTTAAAAATGTTGGTTTCACCGTACTGGCACAATCCGCTGCTATTACTCAAAGTACAACTGCTGCTGCAACAGGCATTGTGATTCCAGCCAACTCACAGATTTTAGAGGCAACTGTCTTCGTGACAACTGCATTCGATAATACTGCGACTCTCAGCATCGGAACAACAGCGTCTTCTAACGAGCTTGCGACTGCTGTTGCAGTTTCAACTGCTAATGTTATCAAACTCGCATCTCAGGCTACAATTCCTGACGCAGATGCTTGGGAAGATGTTGGCACAACAGACGTAGAAATTTATGTTGATTCAAGTGCTACTACCGCTGATGCTGGTGTTGGTACTCTGACTGTTACTTACATTCAGAACAACAACTTA